GGTGATCATCGTGTCGTAGAGTCGTGAGTCCGGGTGCTCGTGGTACTCATCCACGATCGACATCGAGGGGCTCGAGCCGTCACCCGGGTCACCGATCACCGGTTCGAATACGCTCCCATCGGTGCGTTCGAGCTTCTTTGCCCAGGGCACGATGCCGAAACGCTTACGCAGGTTGGGCAGCTTCCGGGCCATCTTAAGGGCAGGGCGGAACACCTCCCAGGCCTGCTTCTCGCTGGTGGCACCGCAGAACACTTCGGCACCGTATTCGTTATCGGCACAGAAGGAATACAGGCCGGCGCCGGCCACCTTGATGGACTTGCCGTTCTTCCTGGGAACCTCTTCGTAGACTTCACGGAAGCGGCGGAAGCCGTCCTTCTTCCGGACCCAGCCAAACACCATGGCGAAGCTGAACAGCTGCCAGGGTTCAAGCTTTATTCTCTGGTTGCCTCGGGCCCACTCGCCTTTGGTGTGGGGCAGAAGCTGGACGAACTTGCAGGCCCGCTCTGCCTTGTCCCGGTCAAATCGGTACGGGTAGCTCTTGGCCTTCGCGGCTTTCAGGTTGTTGAGGTGGCGGGCGCAAGCCGCCTTCACGTAGCTGCAGGCCACGATCCGGCCACCTACCACATCGCGGGCGTACTTCTGCGCCGCGTTCACATTAGGGTAGGTACTCATAGATCAGTCGAACTCGTCGAATTCGTTGACCCCGCTATCTCCGTTGCCATTGCTTCCACCAGCCCCCAGCATCCTAAGGCGGGTAAGCGGATCCAGTCCCAGCAGCGAGCCGGTGCGGGTCAGCTGGGCTATACAGTCGTTACGCACTCCCACGAATGGTGACTTCTTGATACTGCCGTCAGAGGTCGGCACCACCAGACCCTGTTCCGCGATCTCCTGCTCGGCTTGGAGCATGTAGGCGAATGAGTTGCAGTAAGCCACCAGTAGGGGTGCGTCTTCGAGCTCGAAGGTCCCGCGCTGAATCAGGATCTTGGATTGCGTCTTCCAGATCCGGACGGCCATGTCGTCGATCAGTTCATCGGGTGGCGCGATGCGAGTCAGCGAGCTTTTGTGCTGACTCTGAGTCTTCTGCTTACGTCCTCCGCCGGAGGCTCGAACCGGTGCTGCGTTGGTCATCGGGCCTCTCTGGAAAAAGTTCGTTATTTCTCACGCAAAAAAAAGTGACTGAGGGCGCGGTGTCCGCTGGGCAAGGTGGCAGAGATTTACCCACCCCCGGGGCCTCCGGCGTCCCGCTTGCGAGCCCTCAGAGCCTCACGCTGGGTCTTGACCTGGTGGCAGGGGTGGCAGGTGGACTCAAGGTTGCTGGCGACCGTGGGGCCGCCCTCAGCCTCAGGGATAACGTGGTCGACCTCAGTCGCCGGCGTCACCAATCGCGCTCGCTTGCACGGCTGGCACAGGTGCCGATCACGTTGCATCACCTGTTCCCGCAGCCGGCGCCATGGCCTGCCACCTCTGCCCCTGCCTGCCCGGCCTCGCGTCCAGCTCTTGGCCTGGTCAGCGTGCTCCTGGCAATAGCCGTGCTTCTCCCTGGTAGTTTGGTGGCACAGCTTTGACCGGCAGGGCTTGGCAGTTCTCAGCGGCATGGGCGGCCATCGAGATAGGTATCAGGCGCCTGGTCTTCCTCCTCCAACCCTTCGGCCTCTGCCATTGCCTGAACCAGAGCTGCATTGCTGTTGGCCAACCGATTGATGGCGTCTGTCTGTTGGCGGATTGCATCAACCAGCTCAGCCATTGAGTCACTCATCAGTCCGCCTCTTTAGTTGATTGCTGGTTCCAGGACCTGATGTCGTCCTTATCGCCTTCACACTTACCTGCAACTGTCTTGAGCTGCTCAGCCCAGACAGGGCACCAATCAATCCGGCGGGGCGGCGCTGGAAGAGTTCTCGGCACCAGGTACTGTGGTGGCACCGGATCCTTCCTGTATTCGGTTCGGGTCAGCCACTGTGCCGGCCCGCATCCGCTCATAAACAGCATCAGGCCACAAATGCTCAGGGCCACTACAAGGCGCATCTTTCACCAACTCCTTCAGCTCGCTCTCAGTAGCGGCCAGCTGATCGCTAAGGTTTTGCTCACGCTCAGACCGGATGAGCGCCTGCTGATCACGCCATCGAATATCCGACTCAAGTTGAGCGATCTGGTTCTGATTCTGTTCGTTGGTAACCTTGGCCTGGTCCATTGCCTGGGTGAGGCTGGCGTTCTTCTCGAGCAACGATTCGCGATCCGACCAAAGCCACCAGAACGCCAGCGAGGCTACAACAACTAAAGTCCCGATAATGGGTAGGGAATAGGCTGTGATCTTGGCTTTCGCCGCTTCAAGGATCATTGCTTCACCTTTCCTGCCCACGCCTCGGCGATGTTGTTGCCGAAGTAACTGATTATGAGGGTTGCGCTTATCCCGTAGGACCAACCGATAACGACAGCGAGGGCAGCAACCGAGCCAGGTTTATGCAGCTCCAATGCAACCCAGCCCGGCGTCTGCAAGATGGCCCACCACTTGCCGGTGTAGTACCCGCGCCGGCGGTGCTTCCACCAGCGATTCGGATCCGGATGGCTTTCAGTCGCGTCCATATTGGCTTTCAAGGAGACGGTCGAGCTTTTCGTTCATCCGCCGGATATCAACTCTGAGCTCGTCATACGTCTTCTGAGTCCTCTCCTGGTCATTGATCCGAGCCTGCTGGAGCATGTGGACAGAGCTTTCCACCAGTGAGATCCGCTCATCCTGTTTGGACTGATCCCGCGCGATGGAAACCGCCAGCCCTACGACAGTGATAAGAACCGCAATGGGAATACCCTTATCGATGTGCCATCCACGACGATCAGACACTTCATCCATCCTGCGCACTCCCGGTGCGCATAATGAAAGCAAGCTCAACGGCCCGATCTCCAACCTGCTTGGCCCACTTCGAGGAAAGCATCTCCCGTGCCGCTGACTGCCAATCCTGATTGGCGATGGCTGCCCACATGTTCTTGAAGCCCATCAGGCCCCTGAAGCCGAGGTTGAACGCCATGTTGGCCAGCACCGCCTGACGGATCGGATCGAGACCCTGATACTCGTCCACGGTGTTGAGTTGGCGCTCTACCTGGTCGATATCGTTGTCCAGCATGAAATCGGCTTCGTCACGACTAATTCCGACGTCTTCCAGGTTGCGCCCATAACCAACCGTGAGCTTTCCCACGGTGTCGTGGTATGGCTTCAGACGGAGGCCTTCATGGCGCTCCAGTTGTGATCTGAGTATTTCACGATTCATAGGCATTAAAACCGCCGACGCGGATAGCATGGGGTGGATATATGGTTTCGAAACGCGTATAGCTTCAGCTAATTACTCGTTTCGATTGTTAAAACCTGCGATTTGAAGAGGAGGCGCATTGATGGAGCTTGGCATTCTGGAGAACGGAGTCGGGATAGCTGCGGCATTGATTGCAGCTGTCACCGGCGTCGTAAACTTAGGACTACTGCTCAAAGGAAAGACTGACAAGTTCGTTGTCAGGTACTGGTCAGTCTTTCCGACAATGGACGAGGGGCACCAGTTCTCAATAATCAGCACCTCAGATCATCCAGTTCATATTGTCGACTACGGATACATCCTGGAGGGTCCGAGCATGCATTCGGTCTCAATAGAGCAGCAGCTCGGGACATTTAGGCCTGAGGATGTACGTGTACAAGGGGATCGGCAGTTAGAGCGTCATGGTGACGTTCTCGACATCGACTTACATTTGGCACCAAAACCGCTAGCCACATATGCTCAGTCGGCGACCCAAAGAGGGTTCAAGCTGGCCTTTAAGCCGAAGGTTCCATTCTGGAGGAGGCTGTATATCAGAGGAATGATTCTTCTGAACCCCTACCACTTCTTCTGAGAAACTGGGTACATAAAAAAAACCGCCAGCTCTGGGAGGAGGGCGGTTTCTTTCGAGGTCATTTTGACCAGTTAGCAAATAGTGTATCTGCTGGACCCCTGATGTCAACATCTAGCGTTAGGCAGCTTCCTTTTCCCGGTAACCCATAATCAACTCCAGCTGTGAATAGCCCTTTGTCACTCGCCGCTGAAAGACCTTCGCGCTGCACCCAAGAAGCTGGCCGCAAGCAGCGTCATTCCAGCGGATCTCAAGTCGCTGCTCGGTGAAT